TAGTTGAAAAGGTCTATATTCGCTAAATTAGCGTATTGGTTGAACTCTGCCGGAGATGGAAACGCCTGTAACTGCTTTGATGCAATATAATAGCAAAGTGAATGAACCTGATCGATGCTTACTACCCCTGTCATATTGATTGCTAATATAACTATTTTTTATAATGCAATAAAATAAAAATCCCCCGACTCTCGCAGCAAGGGGATTTTAATCAAAATGCTCTTAAACCTATCTATGAAAAACCATTTGCCTGTTGAGTCAGGCTAATAGTACAAATATATAAATTATATTTTAGCACGCAAAATTTGATAGAATTTTTGTCCTTCATCCAAATAACTGTATTCAGTTATATCTTTTACAGGATTTTTTGTGACAAGTTGACAAATAAGCGTATTGTTTTCCGATAACCTCGCTTCCATCTTATCTCTATTTACAACAATTATACCTCTATCAATAGCTGATTGAATTGTAAACTCTCTTTGTAACTTTTTGTTACTTAAATTGTCTATCAACTTTTCAGCGTTTGATTTTTGGTTTAATCCCTGTACTGGTTTTTTAACAAAGTCAAACAATGCGTTCTGAATTGCTGTTGTTGATGTTTCGGTAATACCAAAAATAATTCTTGCAATAGGTTTTAAATCGTCAATGTCCGTTGTTTTAATTAATTCCAACGCCCTTAGTTGACTATCGTTTTCCTTAGCCTTAATTTGGTCTAAAACGTCCTTATCGGCAATAGTGTACATTGCGGGTCTATTCATTACCCGAAATGGTGAATGTTCGTACAATGGGTGATTGAATAGATATTCCATCTTACGAATATCCTGCCCTGAACAAGTAATTTGATTTCTGTAAAATCCAAGTGGTTCTTCGGGTCTTTCCAAAAAACTTTCATCCCATTCTTCAGGGAATATACTTGGTGCTGTAGCGATGTAACGAATGTCCCTGTATCTTTTTTCTACGGGGTCAAACGCTTTTGTTGATGCCCCTAAGTTCTCAAAACGGGGAACTTCTGATTTTTTAAGTGTCTCAAATATGTACACTCTTGCGGGGTCTATTTCAATCCCTAAATCAATTTTTTCGGGGGTTTCGTTCTTGGGTTCTTCGACCTTCGCTTTGGCGGGTCTGCCCATCCGAACGGGTGTCCTTACTGGTGATTTTTGTAACTCCATGATGTCAAAAAAATAGAGGGGTGGAGTCCATTCCCCACCCCTTTTTAATTATTAGGAAGCAAGTTGCAACCACTGATAGCCATTGATACCGAAAGCCTGTAAGCCTTTAGTAGCTACTGTAGAAACAACTAAGTTTTCCGTGTCACTTGTTGGAACTGGTGCATAACCTCCGGTCAGACGCAGTTTGATTGCGCTTGAGCCTTCGCTTACACCTTGCCATCTTACTTGGAAACGTGGAACGTTAGTACCATCTTCAGGGTTAACACCGTCACCACGAGGGATAAGCAATGCTGCGTTATTCCACAAGCCTGTGTTTGGTGTACCACCGAATACGTTTGGCAATGAGAAATAATCATAAGTCATAAAGTTCAACTGAATACCATGCAGGTCATAACGTTTGAAGTTACGGTTGATTTCTGCGCCTTCGCCTTCAAAAGAATCTTTGTTTGCCAATACGATGCTACCTGCGTTGTAAGCCGACATAATAAAGTTTTCCCATTTCATACGCAACTCAATGTTAAGCAAGCAGTCGTAGTTCATTGAGTAACCCTGAGCATCAATATTTCTACGGATGTTGTCAAAGTACGCTTGGTTTACGATTGTTGAAGTGGTGTCAGTTGTACCGTTAGCCTGTACGTTAGGAACAAGACCTGTGTGGTTATTTGTTACACCTGAAATGTTAGTGATTGGTTTACCAAACATCAACAAATCTTCCTGTTGGAACAAGAAACGGTCACGCTCATCTGCTTGTTGACGGAAACGAATACGGTCGAAACCTGCGGGGTTGTTAGGAATATCCAAACGCTCAAACATTGACCAATCTGTAAAGGTCTGTGATGTTTTGATAGTAGCGCAATAGTTGGTAACCTTAACGTCCACAGTAGCCATAGTGGTTTGAGTACCTGAACCTTCACCTACTACAGTAGCCGCCCATGTCATAATGTCTGTAGCATTGATAACAAGGTTAGTTCCGTCTGTAGTTGTTGCGGTAGCGGTAGTTACACCGTTTGAGTTAGCAACTGCTGACAACTGAATAACCTGACCTGTAGTTTGGTTACGGAAATAAAGACCGTTACCGAAAGGTGCAAGTGTGTTGTTGTCGGTTTGGTAAGCTGCGCTCAAAGTAATAGTACCTGAAGCAGAACCCGGTGCTACGTTGGTAGATGTTTGGAATGCAGGGGCATTTTTACCTTTTTGAGTCCATTGGTAAAAAGTTTTGTTGGAAGTGTATAAACCGCCATTTTGTGCTTCACGCAGAACGATGTAGTTCTTTGATGCTAATGAAGGGAATTGTTTGATAAATTTTGGATACGCCCTCGGTACAAGCATAGACAAATCGGACTCAAATTGATAATTGACGCCGTTCGCTAAGGTAATCTGTGAGGGGTTTTGTCCACCCGGTTGTGCCATGATGTTGTTGTTTTTAAATCCCGTTTAAGGGAAAGTTCGTTTAAAAAATGTTGTTAATTATCTGCCGAAAGGCCACACATCAACAATATCAAAGTCCTTTTGCACCGTTTGTGAAACATCGTTATTCCTTAACGTGGAATTTTTAAGTTCTTTTTCGATAAAATGTTCCCTGTCTTGTGATAGTCCCTGCCGTAATCCAGCTTTGGCAATTTCTTTGTAAAACAGTCTGTTGGCTAACTCACTATGATACCCTTTCCAGTCGAACTTGCCTGTAGTAGCATCGGTAAACTGCTTAACCTCATCGTCTGACGGGCTGTAGCGTTTGGAGTAGTCAATTACTTTCTGTTGTTTTTCAGCATCCATTTTGAAAGTCACATCAACCGCGAACTTGCGGTCATCAATGTCTATTTCAGCAGGTACTTTTAACTCTGAAATTGATTTTACTGCGTTAGTTACTTCTTTTATTGTATTCTCGTAATTTCTTTGTTGTTCCAATTTTATCCTTTCCTGTTCTGCTCTTTGCTGACGGAAAGATTTAAAATCCTCATTATCCTCCAACGGGTCAATACCGTTTAAAGTTATTTTACTTGCTTCCTCATTGAAATAAGAGTCAGCTTTGTTTAACATTTGTTTACGGGCTATATCTTGCTTTCTTAAAGCTACAACCTGCTCGTCTGTTAAATCATCTAAGTCGGGTTTTTCAATACCAATACCATATTCAGATGACGCTATAAAAAGTATTTCGTCCTCATCAAGTCCGGGATTTTCCTTTGCGATAAACGCAAGGGCTTTTTCTTCGGGCTTCATGTTTTCATACCTGTACTTTTTTGAAAGGGTTTCGTAAACCTCTTTTTCATTTTCAAGGGGTATGTATTTTTTACCGCTATATTCAGGCACTACCGTTTCTACAACGGGTTCTGCTACGGGTGTCGGTTCAGGTTCAGGTTCTACTACTGTTTCCGGTTCAGGGGTTGGTTCTTCTACTGCCACTTCGGGGGTCGGTTCAACCAGTAAGTCCCTGTAAAACTCTTGTTCAAGTTCTGTTAATCCTGCTACTGCCATATATTTTTTACCAATTTTTACACTAAGGTATAACTTAAAGTTATAATGACAAAATTTATTTTACGCTGCTGCTCCCTGTTGTTGACCCTGTTGTTGTCCTTGTTGTTGTTGCATGGCTTGTTGAGCCTGTTGCATCTGCTGTTTTTGGGCTACCTGTGTCATTTGTAAATCGTGTTCTTCAAGCCCTTCTTCCATTTGCTTGATCTGCATCTCCATTTGGTTTAATTGCAACTGATGTTGGTTGTCTATTAGGTTTTGTACGTATGGGTGAATAGGTGCGCCAGTTTCCATATTTATTTTAATAGCATCGTTAATAAGTGCCTGTAACATATTCATGTGTTCGCCACTTGCTTTCTTATCAACTTTAACAACTTCACGTTTATCGCTTGCCGCCTCTTGTTGCGCTTTCATTTGCATCTGCATTTGGGCTTGCTGTGCTGTTGCTTGCTGTTGTTGTTGCGCCTGTGCTTGTTGGATTTGCTGTTGTTCTTTCTGACGTTTCTTTTGAATAAAAGTTAAATACCTAATACCGTACTCCATGTCAAACTTACAGTACTTTTTAACCATCATAGCGTCATCCGGCATCATTTGTTTTTGCTGTACTGCCGTAGTTAAGAACTCACTTAGCCATTGCATATCTTCAGCACCCATATTAACGGATATTTTAGTAGCGTAATTAGACCTTGTTAAATCCTTATTGTATTTAATAAAGTCAGCATTGGATTTACCCAATAACCTAATGTACATATCGTTCGTTTCAGGCGTGTTTAAGGCATCCCAAAGTAAAATGGCTGTTGCCTTAGCTGTGTCTGTTAATATGCTGATATAGCCGTTATAAATGTGTGCTGTGGACATATTAGACGCTTGTACCGCGCCATTAGCTACGCCCAAGCCCATTCTTGCAGGTACACCACTACCGTCTTTAACCTCATTGATACCTAAGTAATCCCTTATGTTGTTCAACTCAAAGTTATAGATAGCGATTTGTTCCTGAAGCATATTACCGTAACCGCTAATAATCGCCTCAATAGGTGCGTTCCTTGTGTTTTCACCCGATATTTTAGAACTTCTAAAAGGAATATCACCCGTTTCTTGGTATAATTCCCTTAGCTTCATGTAACCAATAGATTTTTGACCTGTGCCTAAATCCATTTCAGCAACAGCGTCCAAATCTATTTTAACACCCGGAGGGGCTACTTTAGCCAAAACATTCTGCATCCTTAACACCGCTAAGTCCATTTGAATAATGGAACTCTTAATACTCTCCATTGGCGACATGGGTAGCATATCACCATTGTTGTTAAGCATATAAACAGCGTACCCCGACATTACATCTTCAACATCTTCGTTGTTTCTAATTAGGTTAGGCATTTCGCGCCATTCAAGTACGTCATTTGCACCAATAAGCCATGCACCTTGATACCATGTAGGGATATATGTTTTGTAGTTTTTCTTTTTGGGGTTGTCCTTTATTACCCTATACTCAACGATTTTATTACCGTAAATATCCTCACCCTTGCTATAGTTGATTTCTTTCTGTACTTTATACCTAAAAAACATTACATCAATTAGGAAAGAGTCATACGGTCTTGTGTAAGCTATTTCATAGTCAGCGATAAAATCCACCAAACTGTCAGGGTTACCGTAGTATCCTTTGAATTGGTAGGCTAACTCATATAATTGCTTTTCGGGATAATCGGGATACATTAGTCGTACATCAAGGATACTGATACGTTCCACGTGGCCTATGTATGGGATATTTCTAAAGTTAAGGGTTAGTGTTGTGCCGTAAACAAGGTATTCGGGTCTAATCCTTTTGTTGACTATTCTTTTCCTACCGTTAAATCCAGTAAACTCACAAGCTAAACCGCAATCAACTAAATCTTCAGCAAGTAATTTCTTTGTTCCCTCTTGGTCGTTATTTTCAAGGATAAAAGAAATACCCTCACTCATTAAGGTTTCTTCTTTTTCCTTGTCGTTAAGCCCTGCCCATAACTCTAATTCGTCATCCGTTTCGGGTTGAAAGTCGCTTGGTTGCGATAATTGCATACCCGTTGTTTGTTCTGCCGCTTTTATGAAGTCGCCATGCTTCATTTTAAACGCCATTTCATTCTTTCTGTCGTCTTTTCTTGCTTGTATTGATGCGGATAAACCCGTACAATCAATGCTTTCAAGGCGTGACATTATATCATTGACAAGAATATTTCTGAATTTTGGGGCAACGGGGCGTGGATGATAGTCGTAGTTCATATAGCTTGCCCGACCGTCAACTCCTAAAATATCGAGATAACTTTGGAATGGTTGTTTGCCGTGAGAAAATACCCTATTGTCTGCAAACATTGTATTTCGGATGCCGTAGTAGCTATTTTCTCCCCAAATGCAACTTTCGTAAATAGCTTTTGCCACCTGTAACCCTGTTTCGGGCTTGTCTAATTCATTTTTGGGTAAAATAGGCGAAGGGAATTGACCCCTGAAACGCTCGCTATTGGGTTGCTCAGCCATGTAACAAAATACTTTGCGTAAATATAAAAATAGATTTCATTATAACAAAAAGTTATAATTCAGCACTTTTCTTTCCATATTTCTGTTTTAGGTTGTAAAACTTGTACAATTTCTCACTTGCTTCCTCTGTAATTATTGGTCTGTACTTTTCTTTACAAGCCATTAAAGCATATCCAAATGCCATAGCACCGTCAAAATCTGTCCGTTCTTTGACATTAAAAGGAATTAAATCTTCAAGTATCCTTAAAAACCATAACTTTTCAATGCTTATATCAGCCCATTCAACAAGTTCCGTTAAATGCTGTTCCCTTGCTTCACCGTCTTGCGGGGCTATACCATAAACTTCTTTACCGTTCATTTTTAGGTTAGTCTTTAAACAGTATCCTAAAAGTTTATTTTGTTCAGCATAGTCATACCAATCTGTTGGCGCACGTTCTATCAGCATCTTTATACCGTAGTACTCTGCACCCCAAAATATCTGATTGTGAAATATTCTTTTTGTAGCGGGTCTGCCAATAAATAAAGCAACAGGCATACCCGAATTAGCACTATCTAACGCATTAAACCGTTTATGGATGACCATAGCCGCATCTGAACCCTTTTCAGCCGTTGACTCGCTATTGCTAAAGGTATCGACACCTGCCGCCCCATAATCGGTATTAGCGGGAGTTTTTTGCCCGTTTTTCCACACCCATTTATTTGATTCTTCAGGCTTTAGTAATTCAAGAATATACCACATTCCATCAGCCGCGTCTTTAAACGCTACTTTTCCTGTGCTATCCTCTTTGTTAAACCAACCTCTACGGTATAAATTACCGTCCTCTAATTGTGTTTTTACACGTTCAATCTGATTTCGGATTTCTTCGGGGTTTCTAAAGTGACATTTGTTATTTGCGCCCTCAAATACTTCTTTCCACTCAAAAGGGTTTTTTCTTTTTTCTTCGGCAAGTCCTTCGGGGTCATTGGCGTACATATCCCTTGTCGTTTGTAGCCATTCTTTAGCACCTACATACGGGTCTGGACACTTTTCCATAGACTCTGTAATAGGGTCGTAGTATTCGTGTGTCTTTAAAAATTCTATTTGTTCGGGTGTTGGGTTTTCGATAATACTTTCACCGTACTTTCCTATGTACCCCAAATATCCTTTATAAGCGGGTATAAAGAACCTTTTTAACTTTGTCTTGGTACGTTGGTATTTATCTACGTTTGCGCTTAAATGGTCGCTACCGTCCCATAGTTCCCTAAAATTATTACCCCCCGAATCCCCTTTATCAACAGTACTAAATACCGATACTTTACCCACCATTCTTGTACCTGTAATCAGCGTATCACTTATTTTAGAGAAACAAGTCTTTACAGAAGCTCTTTTCCATTTACCTGCCTCGTCAATGGTAATGTGCCTCATTGCACGACCGTCATACGCTGTATCAGAAGTATCAAGCCAATTTATCCTGTTGTTACGCCCGTTGTCAGCGTTAAGGTATTTATTGTTCTTACTAATCCTTTGCTTTTGCTTGGCTATATGTATCTCGCTTTCGGTAAATGCCGCAATTTCAGGGACTAAGAACTTGGGTAAATTTTCAATCCCCCTTTTACACATCTGATACATTTCATACGCATCGACACCTGTTTTAGAAACGATACCCGACAAAGTATTTCTTTCCAGTATGCCTATAAGAACTTTAATTGACGATGACATTGATGATAAACCAACACGCCTACCTTTTATTCCTATATCGCCAAAACAGAATCTATCCTTTTCGCACATTTCATAAAACCTGAAATATTCTAAGGAAGTATCTTTAAAGTCGGGGCGATTTCCCGATAATAGAACCCACCATTGGTGGAAGAAATGTGCGTATTTGTTGAAGTAAACAGGCTCACCGTTTATCATTATCCATGAGCCAACGTGAAGCCTTTCAATTTCTTCTTCGTACCATTCTAATTGGTCTTTTCCCCATAGCGAAATATCAGCATCCCAATCCCATTCTTCATACGTAGTATCCCTGAAGTAAATTTGATCGTGGGGTTTTTTACTTGACTTACGTATTTTATTTAACGGTGGTATTGGTGGGGTTTCGTAGGTTAGCCCCTGTATTTGTATTTGTATCGTTTCAGCCTTTGCCATTTAGTTTAGCCTGTACCTTTTTACTAACGTCCTCAAATGTATTTCCCGTTATCTTTTCAGCCTCTTTTACAATATTGGGGTTAGCAATTTTTTCAAACTGCTCTAAGTTAGTCATTTCCTTGATAAACTTTATAGCGGTGTCCACCGTCTTGTCCTCAATTACGTACTTAATTTCTTCGCCTTTAGCAATAGCGTTTAAATTATCAGCATAAGCCTCTAAAATGTTATCTATTGCTTTAATTAGTTTCCTTACGGGTGAGGTTACCTCTGCCATTATAAATCAACAAATTGTGTATGTTCCTGCCAAATACCAATCACGCTATGTTCGGGGATACAGTAACCTTGTGGGGTTTCTACGCCCTGATTTCTGTAAATTTGTAATACGTCACCAACCATAATATTATTTAGTGCCGTTAATGCTATTGCTGTTTGGTTGTTTGTCTTTAACGTGTAAATTTCATGCTGTTTTTCGGGAAGTAATTTTACTAATAGGTTATCTCCCACAACCCGTCCATCTACCCAAACAACCTCATCTTCCCGAACTTTATAGTATTCTTTTTTATCTAAAGTTATCAAATACATAGCATTTTTCAAAACAAGTACTTCCTTTCCCGCATAAATACCGTGTGTACACATTATACTTTCCTTTTCGCCAAAGTACACGCCAAAGTGTTCTTCTACCTCGATATTGTACTCACAAAGAATATATCCCGATAATACTTCAGGCTGTTTATCGTTGTATTTAAAGAATATCTGAAATTCCGTTGCGGGGAAATACTTTTTACCCTCGTGCTCAAAATGGTCACGAAAAGTAAATGCTTTATCTTGCCCTATATCACCGTAGAAAGTAAAGTGGTTACACGCCACAACATCACCCACTTTTAAATTTAAAAAGTTATTGTCAGGCACCGCCTCAACCGTTCCCAACTGTGGGTTTCTTTCCCGTAAATTATTTTCAAAGGACTTATCAATAGCTATAACAATATCGTCCGTTAGCTGATAGCTGTCCTTATGCAGAATAGGGGTCAATAAGTATTTATTGTTCTTCGCTTTCATTTGTTATACTCATTTTATTTCTTGCTTTTTTCTTGTGTATAGCGTATCCCGTTCCTTTTTGTTCGTACATAAACGTTAAAATAGAGTTTAATCTATCCTTTCCGGGAATGGTTATGTTAAATAGATTTTTTCGGGGGACTTTAGTTATAAAACCTGCATCAAGTACCGATTTAAAATCTCGTTTAATATATCTTACCTCACCAAACCTATTTATCACATCTTCAACCGTAAAGAACTCCAACTGCGCTGCCGTAAGTAAAATGATAAACTCACTATAAGCAAGCAAGCCATCCATAATTAACTTTTGATAAGCAATAATTGTCCGAATGACAATTTCTAAATGCAGG